CGCGTCAATGGCGAGCTGACCGGCCTGGGCGGCCGCCTGAAGCTCTACAGCGCCGCGCTGGCGCACCTGGGAGGTAAGTAATGTGGTCCCGAATCCCTATCTGCTTCTGGCCGTCGGTTTGGCTGTCGCTTTTGCTGGCTGGGGCGTCTACCGCCACGGCGTATCGACTGCCGACGACGCTTGTGCCGCTCGGGCCGCACAGGCTGCGCACGCCGCTGCTGTCGCTGCACGTCTCGACGCTGAAGCTGAATCCGCACGCAGGACTGAAGAAGCCATACGCAATGCGCGCGCTGCGGCTGATTCCCGCGCAGCACGACTCCGAGGCCAGTTGAATGCGCTCAAGTCTGCCCCTCGTCCTGATTGCGCTCTCCCTGCTGACCGGCTGCGCGACTACGCCGACAGCATCCGAGCCGCGAATCAGCTTGCTGCGCCCGAGCGAGTGCCTGAGCGCATGCCCTCAACTGCCAACCCCGACTGACGCCGACGAGCTCGCCGTCACCCTCTGGACCCTCGACCTGATCGACGCGGCAGCAGAATGCCGCCGAATGCACGAAACCTGCCGCACATCAAAGGACTGAATCATGGCCGTCACCTACACCAACGCCGTCATCACGCACGCGTAATGAACTGCCTCACCTACGCCCTCTCGCGCTGGCACGAGCACGGCGGCGCGCTGCGCATCGTCCGCTCGCGTCATTGGGGCATGCCGCACGTGATGCACGAGGCGCAGGACGGCACCGTCACGCACTACGTCCCGCCGCGCGCCCTCGACAAGCCGATGCAGTCGCTATGGGGCTTCGCGGGCGAAGTACGGACGGGCGACGTCGAGGTTCGTGGCCCCATGCCGCTGCGCGGCATCGTCGTAGGCGCGTGGCTGCTAGCGCTGCTAGCGACGGGGTGGGCGGTGGGTCGGCTGTGGAGGCGGGTATGCGTGTGAAACTGGCCCTCTACCGGCCGCACCGCTGGTCAGACCTGGGCGGCTACGTCATCGCGTGGTGGACACGCTCGGCGTATTCGCATTGCGAACTGGTCGTGGATGGCTGGTGCTACTCGTCATCCGTCCGCGACGGCGGCGTGCGGCGCAAGCGGATCGACTTGACGAAGCCGCATTGGACCGTGATCGACATCGACGCGGACACAGCGCAAGTCCTGGCCCTGTTCGAGCGCACGGATGGTCAGCGCTACGGCTGGCTCGATCTGCTCACGCAGCAAGTACTACGCCTGCCCGTCGATGACGCCGGGTGGTTTTGCAGAGAGTGGTGTGCCGAGGCAATCGGGCTGACGGACCCTGAAATCTGGTCGCCGGGGATGTTGGCCCGGCACTATGGAGTAGATAAATGAGGACGCGATGAGCTTGGCACACAGACTGCGGCACCGCATCACGATCGAGCGCAAGAGCGTCACGCGGAACAGCATCGGCGAGGAGGTGGTGGTATGGGAATCGTTTGTGGAGAACGTCCCGGCTGCTGTAAATCCTATTCGCGGACGCGAGTTTTTTGCGGCGGCGCAAACGCAGGACTCAGCGGACTATCGCGTAATCATTCGCGCCATGCCGGGGATTGATCGCGCAATGCGCGTGTTTTTCAACGGCACCGCGCTGGATATTGTCTCGGTGATCGACGTGGAGTCGCGCGGACGCACTATTGAGTTGATGTGCATCAGCGGGGTTCGCAATGGCATCTGATGGTGTTACGGTCAAACTTGAAGGCGTCGATGAGCTAAAGCGTGCGCTCGCCGATGCTGCGAAGCAAATCCGCACAAAGGCAGTTCGCGGGGCGCTGCGCCAGGCCGGCAACATCATCAAGAAGCAGGCGCAGTCAAACGCGCCGATTCTGAAGTCGCCGACGCCGAACAGGAAGCCCGGCACGATCCGCAGAAACATCGCCGTCAGGGCGTCGAAGTTCGCGCGGCGCAATAAGGACGAGGGCGTCTATATCTCGGTGCGCCCGCTTCGTGGAAGTCGGCAAAAGAAGCTCGGGAAGGCGGGGGCGAACAATCCGAACGATCCTTTCTACTGGCGCTTTCTTGAGTTCGGCACCAAGGCTTACGTCATCAAGCCGACGAAAGGCAAGAAGTTCCTGAAGTTCGGCGGATCGTTTTCAAGGTACGTCAAGCACCCCGGCATCGCGGCGCAGCGGTTCATGACGAGTGCAGCAGAGCGTCGCGGGAAAGAGGCAATCGCCGTTTTCATGCGTGAAGTCATTCCGCAAATCGAGAAGCTCAACGCGAGGGCTGGCCGTGTCCGCTGAGTCTATTTTGTACGGTTCATTAACGGCGAGCGCTGGCGTGGCTGCGTTGGTCGGCGCCGGTAGTGCAGCGCGCATTTACCCAGACGCAATGCCCGAAGATGGCACATATCCTGTCATCGTGTTTTCGCGCACCGGCACTGAGCCGATCGTCACTATTGACGGGATGCGTCATGGCGAGTTCGTGACGATGCAAATGCAATGCTGGGCCAATACTCGCGCCGCATCTGATGCTGTTGCTGATGCTGTTGAGTCTGCGCTGATCGCGGCTGGCGACGTGCCGCAGGAAAGGGCAGGCGCATACGATCCAGAGACCGGGCTTTTTGTCTCGTCGCTTGCTGTAACCCTGTTTGTTTGACCGCCACTTGGCGCAACCAACGAGCCCGCTGATGCGGACTTTTTTGTTTCTAGGAGACTCAAATGGCAAACGCCAAAGTATGGAAAAACGTTGCAGTTGCGATGGAATCGGCGCGCGCAGCCGCCAAAACCATCACCGCCGTCACCAAGGCAACCACCGGCGTCGCATCCTCCACCGCGCACGGATATGCCAACGGCGACATCCTCATTCTTACCGCGCAAGGCATGTTCCAGATCGATCAGCGCGTCGTGCGCGTGGCAGGCGTCGCCGCCGACACGTTTCAGCTCGAAGGTATCGACACCACCGGTTTCGAGACCTTCGTGTCCGGCACCGCCGCCAAGCTCACCATGGGCACGTCGATCACAACCGCTACCACGGTCAATCCCTCCGGCGGCGACTTCGATTTCATCGACACGACGACCATCCACGCAGCGCAGCGCAGCCAGATTCCCGGGCTGCCCAGCGCGGCCACCTTCGGCATGGACCACATCCATGACGTGTCCGACGCCGGACTGCTTGCCATGAAGACAGCATCAGATGCCCAGCAGAAAAAGGCATTCGTCTTCACCTTCGGCCAGGGCGGGCAAAAGATGTACTTCGCCGGCTACGTCGGCGCCTCGCTGCTGCCGGGCGGCCAGTCGCAAGGGCTGGTGACAACCACCACGGCCATCACCATGGAAGGCGTGGCCACCTACTACGCCAGCTAACCCATGTCCGCGCTAATCGACAAAATGCGCCGCGCCCGCGAACAGCGGGTGACGGCCGGAAATCACACGTTCGTCATTCGCCGGCCGACTGATCTGGAAATGCTGCGATTCCAACAGGACCGTAGCCCGGAAAAGTTGATGTCTTTCGTCGTCGGATGGGATGGTGTGACCGAGGGCGACATTCTCTCGGGCGGCGACCCGCATCAGCTACCGTTCGATCATTCTGTATTGGTTGAGTGGCTTGCGGATCGGTTGGACCTTTTCGGCCCGGTTACGTCTGCAATCATTTCGGCTTATGAGTTGCACGCACGCACGAAGGATGAAGCGGTAAAAAACTGACTGACTGGCTTGAATCGCAAGACTTGCCCGAGCAAGTCAGGCCAGTCGCGCAGCTAGACGGGGAGACGGTGCTTTCAATTCGCGCATGGAATATCATGGGCGGCATTGATTGGGCAGCGCTTCCCGTCATAGCTGAAATGCTCGGCATAGGCGACATTGAAACGCTTGTATTGCAGCTAGTTGCGATACGGGACGCGCAACGCGAAAGGGAATGACATGGCGCTGGCGACACTCACAATCGACATTAACGCAAGGATGGCGTCGATTGAAAAAGACATGGGCCGAGCCGCGCAAATTGCGGAGCGCAACGCGCAGCGCATGGAGCGCGCTTTCCAGAAAGTGGCGGACTCGATCGGCTTGATTGGTGGCGTCCTGTCTGTCGGTGCGCTTGCATCATGGGTCAAAAGCGCCAGTGACGCAGCGGCAGAAATTGGCCGGCTATCGTTTCTGTCTGGAACGTCCGCGGAGGAATTTCAGCGATACGCGGCAGGCGCTAAGGTCGCCGGCTTTGAAGCGGACAAGCTCGCCGATGTATTGAAGGACGTAAACGACAAGACCGGCGAGTACCTTGCAACAGGGGGTGGCCCGCTTAAGGACTTTTTCGAGCAGATCGCGCCGAAGATCGGGCTTGCTGCTGAGGCGTTTCGCGGTCTGTCCGGTCCGCAGGCGCTACAGCTCTATTATGACTCGCTTGAAAAGGCGAACGTCAGCCAAGCGCAAGCCACCTTCTACATGGAGGCGCTAGCAAACGATGCAACGGCGCTGATTCCGCTGCTTCGTGACAACGGCACGGAGTTCAAGCGCATTGCCGACGAAGCCGAATCGCTCGGTCTGATCCTTGACGACAAGCTCATTCGTGCGAGCAAAGAGTTCAACGAGAATCTTGACCGTCTGCAAGGCTTGTCCCGCAGCGTTGCTGCTGAAATCGGCAATGCAATCATCCCGGCGCTGAATGACCTCGCTGAAGAGTTTCTAGACGCCCGACGTGCAGGGCTGTCTTTCCTTGAGGCGCTCGCCGGCATCGGCACGGCTGACCCGTCAAAGTCCGCCGCACAGCAAGCGGATCGCGTCAAAAAAGAAATCAAGTCTCTGCGCGAAGAGCTTGAAAAGCCCGCGCTACTGCGTAGTCCAATCGCTGCTTTGGCGGGCGATGGGCGCATCGCGCAGCTTGAGAAAGAACTGAAGTATTGGGAGCTTCGCGCCAAAAGCGATTTTGACGAGGGGTTCGCCGGCCCGCCTATTCCGCCCGCGGGGGGTGGTGGCAGTGGCGGGCGCCGATCGGCCGCGGGAGGCGGGGGGGGCGGCAGCAGCGCGCGCCGATCAGGAAAGTCCGAGGCAGAGAAGCAATACGAGTCGGTAGAGCGACAGATCAAGGCACTCAACACGCAGGCTTCGACATTTGGCCTATCCGAGAAATCCGCCACGCTCTACAAGCTCGCGCTGGATGGCGCCACCGAGGCACAGATCAAGAATGCCGAGGTGCTGCTGACTGAAATTGACGCACTCGAAGATCGAAGCGAAGCGCAAAAGCGACTGGCCGATCTGCTCGGCAACACGCAGCTCGAAAAGCAGCGCAAAGACATGCAACTGCTCGCGGGCGCGTACCTCGAAGGCGCGATCAGCGCCGACGAGTACGGCGATGCAGTTGGCCGCGCCCTGGGCAACATCGAGCCCGTCACCGACAAGGTAAAGGACCAGTTCGACGACCTCAAGCAAGCCATCGAAGGATGGGGCCGCGACTCGGCCAACGCCATCGTGGACTTCGCAGTTACCGGCAAG